CGAAGTGGGCTCCTAATTTACCTCTTAATGCTGCTGGATTTATTTCAAAGTACTATATGAAAGACTAATATGCAATAGTTAAATATAGCAATTGGTAATTCTGTTTTATCTAAAAAATGGGTAAATAAACAAATAGATTGGCGTGATTTTACAACGAGAATAAAAAATCCAGTTATAACGCACGAAACTCTAAATGAATATTTGCATTTTAGTAAAGCAGAGCAGAATCATATCAAAGACGTTGGCGGATATGTCGGAGGCCTCTTAGCCGATAACTCACGTTCAAAAACCAGCGTACTGTCGCGTTCAATGATAACGCTTGATATTGATTTTGCAAATAGTAATACTTGGTGGGACTTTACAACTCTATATAATTGCGCAGCTATCATTCATGCAACTCATAAATCTAATGAGTCGAATTTAAGATTGCGCTTAATTATACCGCTTGAGCGAGATGTATCGCCTGAAGAATATCAAGCAGTATCGAGAAAAATAGCACAATCAATAGGTCTGTCTCAGTTTGATAGGACTACGTTTGATATTAACCGTTTAATGTTTTGGCCGTCAATACCAAGTGACGTAAAATATTATTGTTATGAGCAAACCGGTAATTTTTTAGACCCAGATACAATTTTAAGTACATACGAAGACTGGAAAGATTTTGAATCTTGGCCTAAATTTGAAGACGAGCAACAAACAGTTGTAATTGGCAAAAACCAAGAAGACCCACGTGATAAGAAAAACATCGTCGGACTATTTTGCAGAACGTTCAGTATCGAAGATGCGATAGAGAAATTTCTCAGTGACAAATACATATCTTGCGGTGATAATAGATACACATATACTGGAGGTACCACATCTGGTGGTGCTATAACTTACGAGAACTTATTTTTGTATTCGCACCACAGCTCAGACCCAGCTTCTGGTAGATTATGCAATGCTTTTGATTTAGTTAGAATACATAAGTTTGGATATCTAGATAGAGGCCAACATAAAGATGAAACTAAATCACAGAGCTATAAAGCTATGGAGCAATTTGTGACATCAATAGATGAAATCAAATTGCAAATTGCGAGTGAAAAATTTAATACACTGAAAGAGGAATTTGGAAGTTTTACTAAACAACCTAGTGAAGTCATTGAAGAAAATACTGATTGGCTAAAAGATTTACAAATCGATAAATCTGGAAAGTTCGTTAGTTCTGCTAATAACATAAACATAATTTTTGAAAATGATACTAATATAAAACTGTTATTCAGGCTTAATACTTTTTGCAATAAAATTTATATTATGTATTCACCACCGTGGCGAATTATTGACGGAGATGAGCCAATGCGTGATATAGATTTTTCTGGAATTAGAAACTACTTTGAATGTGTTTATGGTATTTCATCAAATTCAAAAATAGAAGATTCATTGGTATTAACTGCTGAAAAGCATAACTACCATCCCGTAAGAGATTATCTTAGCTCATTGACTTGGGACGGTAAAAATAGGATTGACCATCTTTTGCATGAATATTTTGGCGCTGAAGATTCTGAGTATACAAGTGCAGCAATGCGCAAAAGCTTATGCGCAGCAGTAGCAAGAATATTTAATCCTGGTATAAAGTTCGATAATCTGTTAGTTTTAGTTGGCGCGCAAGGTACATATAAAAGCACATTTTTCAAAAGACTAGGACGAGAATGGTTCAGTGATACTTTTCTATCTGTCCAAGGAAAAGAAGCATTCGAGCAATTAAACGGTGTGTGGATTATGGAAATTGCTGAATTAGCTGGACTTAAAAAAGCAGAAGTCGAATCAGTAAAACACTTTATATCAAAATCAGAAGATACGTATAGACCGGCTTATGGCAGAGTCGTAGAAACGTATAAGAGGCAATGCATATTCTTTGGTTCAACTAACCAAGTTGAATTTTTACGTGATGAAACTGGTAATAGACGATTCGTTCCAATTCAAGTATGTTTCGAAGATAGAACAAAATCTGTTATTGATGATTTAACAAAAGCAGAAGTCGACCAAATTTGGGCCGAAGCCGTAAGCTTATACTTAAATGGAGAAAGCTTATTTTTCTCTGCTTTCGAAACAAAATCAGCAGAAGCATCACAGCTCGTTCACATGGAAATTGATAATAGAGCTGGAGTTGTCGATGAGTATTTGAATGTGTTGCTACCAAAAAACTGGGACAATGTTGGATTAGATGCTAGACGTGATTTTTTCTTGAGCAGCAAACCTGTTGAAAAGGGCAATGTGCGAACTGAAGTATGCGCAATGGAAATTTGGTGTGAATGCTTTAATAAAGAACGCGCCGATTTTTCACAAAAAAGCTCAAGAGAGATTTCAAAAATTATGAGTGCACTTGTCGATTGGGAATATGTACAAGCTAGTAAAAGATTTCCAATTTACGGAAAACAACGGTACTTTAAAAGAAAAATGTTATGAGGCAAATGTTAGAAAGCGAAAAAAATCTTGAGCGCAAACTTAATAAGGCAATCAAACAAAATGACGGAATCTGCGTAAAGTTGTTAACAACTTTTTCAAACATTGGTTTGCCAGACAGAATGTGCATTCTCAAAAATAAAGTATTTTTTGTTGAGCTTAAGTCAACTGGCAAAAAGCCTAGACCTATTCAGATTTTTATGATTAACAAACTTAGGAACCTTGGCTTTAACGTTTACGTTGTTGATTCAACTAAATCTATGGAAAGCATGTTCTCAGATGAGGGTATTATATTTCTTAAAAACATCACTGGGCATACCCAGGATAGTCCAGAATGAGTTATTTTGCCTCAGACGATATATTTATCGTCCAAAGAAAAATAGCGCATCCAGGGCTATCCAGGGCGCTTCGTTTACACTTAAAAATCTTGAAAAAATTTATGGATATAAAAGACCTACATGCTTATCAGCAACATTGCATTACACACATACTGACGCATAAAAAATGCGGTCTATTTTTAGATATGGGGTTAGGCAAAACTGTTATCACACTCACTGCAATAGAAAAACTGATGTTTGATTATTGCGAAATAAATTCAGTACTTGTCATTGCGCCAAAACGAATAACAGAATCAGTTTGGGACGTCGAAGCACAAAAATGGGACCACTTAAAGCACTTGCGTTTTTCAAAAATAATTGGTACGCAAAAACAAAGATTATTAGCCTTAAACGAAAAAGCAGATATTTATCTTATTTCTCGTGATAACATAAGCTGGCTGTGCGGATTATATGGCACAAAACTGCCTTTTGATATGGTAGTAATTGATGAGCTAAGTAGTTTTAAGTCGCATAGGTCACAACGATTTAAAGCGCTTAAGACATGCCAACCTAATTTTATACGCTTTGTTGGATTAACTGGAACACCTGCGCCAAATAGCTTAATAGACCTATGGCCGCAAATCTATTTCATGGACAGAGGCGAGCGTTTGGGTAAAACTATAGCGGCGTATAGAGCTAAATACTTTTCACCAGGCAAACAAAATGGTAATATTGTATATTCGTACGGTTTACTTAAAGGCGCTCATCAAGAAATTCACCAAAAATTATCAGATATTTGTATAAGCATGAAAGCAGAAGATTACATATCTATGCCGTTGCGAACAGATAACTACATAGAGCTATCATTACCAAAAGAACTGCATGAAAAATATGAAGAGTTTGAACGCGATAAGGTACTTGAGTTAATTAGTAATGAAGAAGCAATAGCTGTTACAAATGCTGCAGCCTTGTCAAATAAGCTTTTACAATTTTCCAACGGCGCAATTTACACAGAAGATAGTGAAGTAGTACCTATTCATGATATTAAACTTGAAGCAGCTAAAGAGATTGTTGAGAACGCAAATGGCCAACCTGTGCTAATAGCATGGCAATACAAGTTTGATAGAAATAGATTGATGGAATGCTTGCACACATACAAACCAAGAGAACTTAAAACTCTTCAAGATATTACTGATTGGAATAATGGCGATATACAAGTTATGCTCGCGCATCCAGCTTCAGCTGGCCACGGCTTAAACCTACAAGCCGGTGGAAATATAATACTTTGGTTTGGTTTAACATGGAGCTTAGAACTATATAAGCAGTTTAACAGTAGACTTTATAGGCAAGGCCAAACTAAGAATGTTATAGTAAATCATCTAGTTATGAAGAACACGCATGAAGTTGATGTGTTAAACGCCCTTCGAAGAAAAGAAATATCACAAAATGCTTTACTTGACAGCTTAAAAGCAAGAATCAAACAATATAGTAACCTATTTAAGTAAAATTATGAATGTATTAGAAAAACAAATCGGCGGCACACATTATAGCGAATTGCCGTATCAGCCAATCGAGTTAATCTATAAATTAGATTTAGGCTTCATACAAGGAAACATCATCAAATACATAACGAGATGGAGGTTTAAAAATGGTATAGAAGATTTGAAAAAAGCAGAACACTATTGCGAACTTGGCTTTTATTATGAAGAGACAAGTAGTAAATATTCTCGCAGATACAGATACACTTCTTCACACGTAGTTAATGAAGCTGATAAATATGTTGAACAAAATGCATTGACTAATACTGAAAAAGCTATTATAGTCTTTGTAGCTCTTGGGCAATATTTGAATGCGAAAAAAATTATAACTGAATACATTGAGAAACAGAGCAATGTTAAAAAAGCATAAAAAATGTGAATACTTATAACCTTTATCAACATTTTTTTATATATTTGCGTTATTAAAATTAAACTTAAAAAAAATCATTATGAAAAAATCAAAAAATGCTTTACTGCTAACACTTGGGCACAACTCAAGTGCGATTTGGACAAATGGCGACGTAGTATTTGGCTACGAAACAGAACGATTAACTGGCATAAAAGGAGATAGCTCATTTCCTTGGCTGCCTATTTGCGAAATACTGAAACATATTAGCTCAGTTGACGCTAACTTGTCAGACATCTACATATCTGATTGGTTTTGCACTGAATCATATAGTGAAAAACATGATTTTGGTATCAACGTTTCAAAATATTTTTCAAAAACACAAATGGACAAAGTCACGCAGCTTTTTTGCGGAAATGTTCATAGGCTATCAGATTCTTTTACACACCATGATGCTCACGCGTATAGTGCACTTAATTTTTATGGCAAAGACGATTATGAAGGACATATACTGGTTTGTGATGGTTTTGGCACCACTACAAATGATGGCACCGAAGTATTGTCTTTGTACGAAAGAAAAAATGGCAAATTGAATTTAGTGTACAGAGATAGGAATTTAACCCGTTCGCTTGGACTATTCTACCAATATGCTACATCAGCTTGTGGAATGCGCGAAAACAAAGATGAGTACAAACTGCTCGGTTATGAAAGCAAAATAGCGAGTTTATATACAAATAACGACAATGAATGCGTGAGGTCACTGAGCGAAATCAACGAAATAATTAGTTTAATCTATGACCATTTCGTCGGTAAAAATGAAATAATCGCGCCAAAAGAATATCACACTTTTGCAGATTCATTGAACGGATTAAAAAATGATTGGCATTATATCTTAAACAGCTTTACAAAATATGTTTCTGGTGATACAAAACGTATCATAATTGGCTATATTGCTCAATCTGTTATTGAGCGCGTTATCCTTCAATACATACGCAGATTTAACATCGAAAACTTATTGGTCGCAGGCGGTGTATTCTACAATGTAAAATTAAATAGAGCAATTTACGATAACATTCATGGACAGATTTGCTTATTTACTCCTTTAGCGGGTGACCAAGGTGCCGCAACTGGCTTTTATCTATATGATACTGGGGAATATGTACCAGTTTACAAAGAAGGCTTAAGAATTGGGTATTTTGAAAAGCATAACAACTCGCAAAATAAGTATGCTAACGAATTTATCCAAAGTAAAATAAAAAAATATGTTAATTCTTCTGTAGACTTAAAGCAGCTAGGCCTTGATGATGAGAGCTATTGCATAGAAATTTGCAAGTTTTCAGAAATGAATCGCCCAACATTAGAAAATATCGCTGATTTAATAGCAAAAGGCAATATTGTAAATATTGTCAAAGGTGATATGGAATTTGGCCCAAGAGCATTGTGCAATCGTTCAACATTGTTTAACCCAAAACACAAAATTGGAGAAGCTGTAAACTTATTGAATGGCAGAAATGAAGTTATGCCATTTGCGCCCGTTATGTTGCGCAGTCAAGCAGATTGGCTATTTCATGATTCTGATTTACTAAAATCAGATAACTATATGATATGCTCACACACTTACACTAAGCATGTTGAATTATATAAGTATTCAGCAGCAATGCTAAACTTACCTTTTACGTGTGATTTCACTGGACGTCCGCAAATTATTGAAGAAAAAGATTGCCCACACTATGATGTGCACATGAAAATAATCCTTGAATATTTGAAACGCGAATACGATATTAGTATGATTGTAAATACTAGTTTCAACGCTCATGGCAACCCTATTGTGTTTAGCTTTAAAGACGCTATTGATAATTTCATTATTCAGTTGCGCAATTATAAAATGTCATATTTGCTTGATTACGGTATCGGATTACCATATTTGTTTTTATTTATCTAAATTATTAAGTTATGTTTAAAGATTCAAAAACCGCGCCAAAAGTAATTGCTTTTTCTGGTGCATGCAATTCAGGCAAAACAACTTTAATCAGACAAGTTGCTTCTGTTTTAGCTACACGTGAAATAAATGTTGTTAGCATTTATGATAACATTCACGGACTAATAGATTCAACAGGATTGTCGATTGACGAACTTCGCAAAAACCAGCAAGAATTTTTCGCTGTTGAGCAAGTAGCCATTTGTGAAAAAATTAAAAATGAAACTGAAGCAATTAGAAGCGTAAGAAACGGTATTATTTTAATTGACAGAACGCTGTTTGATTCATACTATTATCTTACGAAATACGTTCATGATGCTAATGTTACATGTACGCCAATGTTTAAAGAATTTAAACGCTATGCGTTAGCTGCGGCTAGATATGCTTCAACTTCTATTTATGATAAAATCTACATCTTAGACCCGATTACATCTATAGAAAGTAATAAGTATCGTCCCGTTAATCTCTTACGCGAACAGCTAAATGAGTATGAAACTATCAAAGAAATCATCTTCGAAAACTGTGCAGATTCTTGCAAAATTATTTGTGCAGATAATAGACAAAAAATATGCGCTGAAATAGTGAATTTAGCAATTGACGAAAAATAGAAAAAATGAAACAGCTTAGAATTACAAAAATTAGAAAAGTTCGTACACCAGAATATGGTACGAATGGCTCAGCTGGTATCGATTTTTTCGTGCCAGAAGATTTACAGCGTAATCTATACGTTGGGCCGAAATCAGATATTTTAATACCATCTGGAATTAAAGCCGATATACCTGATGGATACATGCTAGTGTTCAAAAATAAATCTGGTATTGCAACATCGCAAGGTGCAATGCTTTGCGCTGGAAAAAAGCCAAAAGCTACTCAGCCAATTAGTAGCTTAATAGTTGGCGCTTGTGTTGTTGACAGCGATTACCAAGGAGAAATGCATATACACCTCATAAATGTTGGCGGTCAAGAAGTACAGATTATGCCAGGTATGAAAATTGCACAAGCTATTTTAGTGCCGGTTGAACACGCTAACATAGTTGAAGTATTAGAACCAGACCTTTTTTCTGATGTTTCTGAACGTGGCTGCGGCGCTTTTGGTTCAACAAATAAATAATTGTACTATGTTAAAATGCAGAAAAGGCGATACTGTTTGCTTGTTAGATTGTCCGTGCTTTGGCGACCTACACGAAACGACAGTTATTTCATCAGGCAGAATGTATATAAAGGTACAATACTCACCTTTTTATAGATTTAGTGCTGATACGCTTTATAATTTAGACGGCTCTGGCAAAATATTTATAGGCTCCAAGCAACAATATCTCAGTGCTAAGAGACATACACAGGAGCGCATAACTGTTTTGGAGCGAATTAAAAGTAAGCTAACTGAGCTATCTTTGATTCAATTGCGTGATATAGAATATCAACTTAATCAGATGCTGAGCTAATGAAAAGGACTATAATACGTATTGTCATATACGTCATACTAAGTTTGGTAAGTTGTGCTTTAGCTGCGCTGTTTGGCTTGTCTCAAAAACAAGTCAAACAGCAAGCTAAGCGCATTGAACGCCAGGACCTAATTATTGACAGCCTACTCGCACGCCGTATGCACGTTTTTGATGTCAAAATGACAGTTACAGATAAAAGCAAAAGCGTTGTATATGGTAAATACAACAAAGGCAATATCAATATGCCTACAGAAAAAATTTACATTTTGGACTTTGATACTCTTAAAGTTAATTAGTATGGACTGTGATTTTGAGCCATTCAGAATTAAACGCAAAAAGCATGTGAAACAAAAGTTACACAAGCAAAAGCGTAGAAACGTATACGCCGGTAGGCTTCACGTCAAAAAAGATTTACCCAGGCGTGGTCATACCTTTTGGGCTTCAGAAATCAACATGGCTAATTATGGCGCAGCAATTGCAAGTACAAAAACACATAAACGTAATAATAAACATTAAAAAGCTATGAGTAATTATGGTATTGCGCCGACACTGATGGCCGCAACTGAATATTTACATAAAAAACAAAAAGCTATGGAAAAATCATGCATTTGGAATATTAAACCAGTTATAAAAGAACGGAAACTCCCAAAGACCTGGGAGGAATTTTGCGAAATGTTTCCGATTAAAACTGGAGAATGCTATATTAACGATGGTAGTGATTTGAGAAAAATCAAAAATAAACAAATATTTAGATTTTCGGCCTCTGACAGAAACGTTCTTCCCGACAGCGCCACTGCTGAGGCCGTCCTCGCGCTGTGCCAGCTTATCCAGCTGCGAAATTGCTACAATGGCGACTGGGCGCCGAATTGGACTGATGATTATTATAAATTTATGATAGAATTTAAAGGGGGTGAAATTTACTGCTCTGTGTGTATACACCTGTCTCTTTCTCCTCTATACTTCAAAACTGCCGAGCTGCGCGACGAGTTCCTGCGCAACTTCCGTCCACTTGTTGAAAAACTTAAACCATTATATGGTATTATTTAAATAATAAACATTAAAAAACTACAAAAATGAAAAAGAAAGTAAGAAAAATGAGTGATATGCAAAGAGCGCGTATCCTTGACAAAAACAGTAAAGTTTTTTGGCGTTTAAATAAAGCGCTATCAGTTAGAAATACAAAAGATGCCATGGACGTAGATAGGCTGTTGCCTTTAGTATCATTTGGGCTATTGCCGCCTTTAGCTTTTAAAGATTTTGGTGCAAGGATGGCAAATACAAAAATGCATAAGAGAAATAATGTATAAAACATCGCTGAGCATACCCAGGATAGTCCAGAATGAGTTATTTTGCCTCAGACGATATATTTATCGCCCAAAGAAAAATAGCACATCCAGGGCTATCCAGGGCGCTTTGCTTACAATTAAAAATCTTGAAAAAATTATAAAAGCTATGTATACAGAAGACCAATTAAACATATTGAGAAATAAACTCTCAATATTAAAAACACTTAAAAATGATATGCATTACATGACTGTAGGTAAGCCTAATGCAATAACTATAAATATGACTAATTGCAGTAATGTTACAGTAGGAAACGCTGAGTTGCTTAATGGTATATGTAAAATTGTAAGCAACTACCTTTCAAATAGAATACGAACCCTTACAGATGAAATAGACAATACAATAATTATTAACCCATCAAAATTATAAAAAGTTATGGAAATTTATGCAGAAACAGCCTTATGTATAAAAAAGTATTAAAAAGCTATTCAATAGATAACTATGAAACCTTTGTTAAAAAAAT